GCTCGACGCGATCTCGAGCGACGGGTTCGACCCGGCGGAGGTGCAGTCGATCGTGATCTTCGCGTCGCCGATCGGAGCGTTGCCTCCGATAGCGATGTTGAAAGCGTGCGGTCCCGTCACTCCGGATTCGACGGTCGAGACGACGGGGAGTTGCTTCCAGAACGGCCTGGGTGCCTGCAACTCGGCGACGAACTTGTACGACGATGGTGTGGAGCCGGTGACGGTCGTGTCGCGCAGCACCTCGACGTCGAGTTGACGGATGGTTGCCCCGTCGCCCATCGTCCGCTGTAGCGGGATCAGGTCGTCGGAGTGGAAGAGGCCGAACAGCGTGTCGAGGTTCTCGTAGAGATGCTCGAACGGATCCGAGTGGGTGACTTGGCCGTCGGCGTCGGTGGCGTAGACGCCCATGCGGAGGAACAGCCTGCGAGGCTCGTAGAACTTCTGTGTGTACGAGTAGGCGCCGTCCAGATACGGTGTCGGTCGGTTCTTGCCCCGGCGTCCGGGCCTCCCGTAGAAGCCGTCGATGACTTCGATGTTGTAGCCGAGCGTCTGCAAGTTGACTCCGGCGAGCAGGATCGGGCGTTGGGAGGTGACGGTCATCCTTGGTACCCCGCGAATATGAGCGCTGTGTTGACGGAGTCGCCTGCGTCCTCGGCGTCCCCGGTCGGGTTGTTCACTTCGATCTGGAAGATGTTGGTGACTCCGCCGCCGCCGCCCTGACCCTGCAGTTCACCATTAGGGATGATGAACCCGGACTTGTCGGTCGTGAACACCTCGGCTCCGTCCTCGCCGACGACGTAATCCTGACCTGGGTTGACCCGGCCGCCTCCCGCCCGGTAGAGAGGGTCGCCAGTAAACGACGAGCCACCCGACCCGGACCCGGAGAGGCCCGCTTGGATCGCAGCGTTGATCGCCGCCGCACGGACCCGAGCGGACGACGCAGCCTGAGACAAGATCCGGTCGATCTCGGTCTGCAACGTCCTGGCGTAAGCCTGCGCGATCATCCTCGAGGCCGCCGGAGTCAACTGGCCCTCCATCGCTGCGTGGACTTCCCCGGCCTTGATCTTCGACGCCGTTTCGACGTCCTCGGCTTCGAGCGCTTCGACGAACGCACCGATGTCGTCGGCTGCGACGCCTGCCAGGTCGGCTTCGATGTTGAACGCTGCCCCGAGGTTCGATGCGAGGGTCGCCGCCTCGGCTGCAGCCTCCGGTCCCTTCTCCCGCAACTTGGCTGCCACCTCGGTAGCGCCTGCCCCGGCGAGCGTCGCGATGTTCGCATTGAACTCTTCGACCAACGCCCGTTGAGCGTGCGACTGTGTGACGAGCGCCGCCGCCGTCTGCTCCCCTGCGGTAGCGAGCAGCCCGTTGATCTCTGAGGAGACGTCCATGTTGGCGAGCGCTCCACGGAGTTCCCCGAGCGCCGCCGGTCCCTTCTCCCGGATGGTCGATGCGAGAGTGGTCAGCCCTGCGTCTGCGAGTGTCCCGATTCCGGTTTCGAACTCTGCCTGCCGCTCCTGGATGCCAGTCACCGTTGCAAGCATCGCCGACGCTGCGATGGTCTTGATCGGTTCCAACTTCCCGGCGAACAGGTTTGGAATGTTGTCCAGCGGCTGGAACGCAATGTCCATGTACTGGGCGAGGCCGATGTTGACGCCAGCGGCAGCGGCGCCTCCGATATCGATGCCGCCCTCCCTGGCGACCTCGACGATCTGGTCGAACGTCAATCCGGCGTCGAACCCGGCCTGGAAGAACTCCCGGATCTGGTTCGGGTCCATGCCCTCCTCGACGCCTTCGACGACGGCTTCGGCGACGAGGAGGCCGCCGTCCTGCGCCTTCGTAATGGCCTCTTCGAACGTCAGCCCTTCCTCGAGCGACTGGGAGATGTCGTAGCCCAACTCGCCGACGGCTGCCCCGGCGTCCTCGATCGAGAGTCCCTCGTCGAGCATCCGTGTCAACTCGGCGTTGAGTACTTGGTCGAGAGCGGATGCTTGCAGCCCGGCGACAGCCGACTCGGATGCCGTTTCGACCGTGTCGACGACGGCTTCCGCTATCGGCTTCTCGCCCTTCGACCGGATCAACCCGATCGCACCACCGATGACTCCACCGACGACGGCGCCGACTCCGGTCCCGAGCGCGGGGACGACAGAACCGATTGCTGCTCCGAGCGCAGCACCCTTCACGGCGTTCGCTGCCGTGTCCTTCAACTGGTCGCCGATCGTCCCCGACTGTGTCGGTAGCGCCTGGACGATCGACCCGCCGAGTTCTCCGACGAATGCGATGCCGAGGCCTTTGCCGAGTTTCGCACCGATACCCACCGACGCCTTCGCTGCGGACGCCCCGGAGCCGAAGCCGAGCGCCCTCGAAATAAACGCCTTCGCTCCGCCGCGCGACGCCGCACCAGCGGTCGCACCTGCTACGAGGCTGGTCCTGAGCGCCGTCCCGGTAGCGACTGCACCAACTGCCCCACCCGTAGCGACCGTCGAACCTGCGACGACTGCTGCGGTCCTAGCCGACGCGACACCGACCGTCGTGATAGCACCCGCTGCAGTCGCCTCGGCAGCGGCGAGCGTCCCGGCGGTCCCGGCGGCAGCGAGTTGAGCGGTTTGGAGCGCCTTGAGAGCAACGATGGACTGGGCGACCCGGCCTCCGATGAGGAGGAAGATGCCTGCCGCCCCGGCGAGCGCCGACGTGAGAATGATCGCGTTCTTGAGCGGCCCTGGCAGCGCCATGAACCCTTCGACGAGCGAGGCGACTGCCCCGGCGGCTGCGGCGACGGCTGGTGCGAACTGTGCGCCGAGTGCGATGGCGGCGACTTCGATGCGGTTCTTAGCGAGTTTCAACTGGGCCGAGAAGGACTCCAACTGCTTCTTCGAGATCTGGTCGGTTGCCCCGGCGGCTGCTTCCAACTTCGTCTGGTACTCGCGGATGGCGTCGCCCGTTCCGATGAGCGCCTTGACGGTGTCCTGCTGGCGAGCCGTGAACCCGAGTTGGGCGAGAGCGGCGGTCGCCTCGACGTCGGACAGGTCTGCGAACGCCACGGTGATGTCGTCGACGATGTCCGCCATGTTTCGCATGTTGCCGTCGGCGTCGAACACGGCGATTCCGTAGTCCTCGAATGCGTCGGCGTTGGCCTCGGCGTTGATCATCAACCCACGCAGAACCCTCGACAGGTTCTCACCGGCGATGGAACCCTTGATGCCCTTGTCGGCGTAGACGGCGAGGACCGCAACGCCCTCCTCGATCGACTTGTTCACCAACTTGAGCGCCGTGCCTGCCTTCGACGTGAGCGCCGTGGAGAACTGTTCGACCGACGCGTTGGCGAGCGTGTTCGCTTTGACCAGCACGTCGGTGATGCGGGTCAGGTTCGTGAGGTTCTGGACGGCGTCCGGGACCGTCAACCCGAGCGCCGACTGGGCATCGGTAGCAAGGTCGGTGGCCTGAGCCATGTCGAACATTCCGGCCTGCGCGAACTTCGCGACCTGCGGTAGCGCCGCCATCGACTGAGCGGCGTCGAGGCCAGCGGACGCCAGGAAGAAATACGCCTCGGCTGCTTCCGACGCGGACACGGTCGTGATCGTCGACACGTCCTTCGCCGCCTGCGCCATGTCCTCCCGCATCGCATCCGACACGTTGCCCATGATCGCCAGCGACGAATTCATAGCCTCGTCGAACGAAGCGAACGCCTTAACCGACGCCACACCGATAGCAGCGACAGGCAGAGCGACAGCGGCCGTCAGCGTCCCGCCGAGTTTCGAAGCCGCCGCAGCGGTCCCCGCCATCGACGTCTTCACTCCGGCCTGCGTCGCCGCACCGAAGCCAGCCATGTTCGGCGTGATTCGTACCGACGCTGCTGCAATGTCAACAGCCATGACTGGCTCCTTTCTCTGCTAGGCGAGGCCTGCTGTGAACTGGTCGAGGGACACGGTCCTGCCGATCTTCGGCGTCGGGACCGGCAGCACTTCACGCCACCATCCCGGCGGCGGCTCGTCGGATGCGACAGGGACCGCAGGCATCCCTGCGGCCGCCGACTCGGGTGCGTAGGCAGGCTCCCCGGCGAGGATGCCGAGGTCCGTTAGCAGCACGAGGAACTTCCTGTACCCGACTGGGTTGCCGTCGAAGCGGCCGCCCAGGTCCAGGATGTTGTAGTGCGCTGCGAAGCCTGCCTCGACCGCCGCCCATCGCTCCCTAAGTCGGACGGCGGTCACTATTCCCCCTCTACTGGTTCCTCCACGGACTCGAGCATGTTCTCGACGGAGGCTGCCATCTCAGCGGCGGCCTCCGCGATCGCTGTGTCCTCCGTTATGAGGAGCGCCTCTCGGAGTTCCTCGAGGATCGCAGAGACGGGTCGAACCCCGGCCTCGCGTCGCTTCCGATCCGGGTCGGAGAACAGGGACCAGTCCTCGAGCAAGTCGAGGTACATGGCGTCCATCGTTCACGACCCGACTTTGGAGGCGAGCATCTGGTCGTAGGTTTCGTCGCCGAACACCAGCCGATAGTTTCGCTCCATCCGCTCGGCCTTCGTCTCGTCCTCCATCCGCTCCGGATTCGTGTTGTAGTCGATCCATTCGAGCGCCTGAGCAATCGGTGCCTCGGGCGTGAACTCGAACGTCGTCTGGTTCGCGATGAACCGGAGCGGCGACGGGTCGAGGAGGTCGTCGTAGTTACGGAGTCGTCCCACCGTTACACCTCGTCGATGACGTCGTAGATGGCGCCGGAGGCCGGGATGATCGCCCGGAAGTCGATGGCCAAGACCGTGATGGTCGGAGCCTTCGCATGCGCCGCTTCGACGGTGCCGGTCGGTGTCACCCTCGGGACACGAATGTCACGCAACTTCGTGCCGTCCCCTGGAGGTGCAAGCACCCGGAGGAGGAGCGAGTACTCGGTGAACGCAGACGACGCCGGAGGCGTATAGGTGCTCTGGCCGACGGCCGGAGTGTCTGTCTGGATCGTTCCACCGCCGAATGCGATCTGCAGGTTCTCGAGCGACGCCTGAGCGGCGGCACCCTGGACCCGGATCTCCTGGGCGGTCTTGAGGACGCGGAGAGCGTCGACTTCTTCGGCGACGACCACGTCCTCGAAGGTGCGGTCGACAACGAATTTCCAGCCCTCTTCGGAGTAGCCGATGTCTTCCCAGTTCCCTGCCGGTGTGACGGACGGGTCTGTGGGGAAGGCTTCTCCGAGTGGGGCCATATAGAGCGTGCCAGTTCCAACCAGCACTTCAAGAGCATCGCGGGCCATTGTCTGGCTCCTTCTGGAACGGCCTCCCGGTCGCCCGTCGTCGGGGCGAAGGCTCCGGTGCTGCTCCGCTGTAGATGGTAAGACTCTCGGCTCCGGTAGTAGACCGTGCCCCTGGCCGACTAGATAGACTTGACGTAGCGTGGCGGCTGTGGTATCTTGTCCCTGTGAACGAAGCCACCACACCAGGAGCCACCATGCAGACCACCACCATCTTCCGCCCCTACGACGGCCGGGCCATCGCCGAGCGCATGACGGACGCCGAAGGCATCCGCTGGGAGCGCCGCCTGCTCCTCAACGGGCCGGGCCACTGGTACGTCATCGGAAACGACAACTAGGAGCCACCATGCCCTTCCCACTACAGACCGAACCCACCACCATCACCTACCCGACCGACCGGGACATCCTGGTCAACTGCCCGACCGCCGCCTTCGACACGCATGCCAACTCGATCGCCGCCGCCAGGCTCTGCGCCGACGGCATCGACTGCTTCTGGCAGGCAGCCTGGGAGAACGACGACGAAGGCTGGACCGTCGCCTGGACCCGCACCGACCCGGAGGACGAATAGCATGGTCGACCGGGACGCCATCGCAGCCCGCTACCACGACGACGGCGCCACCGCCGAGTCGATAGCAGCGGAGGAAGGAGTCACCGTCCGCTCCGTCTATCGCTGGATGACGCAGGCCGGTCGCCCTGCCAATACGAGCAACGCCACACCGTTCGCCCCGAGGCGACGAGTAGCGGCGCCCATCGACCCGGACGAGATCGCCGCCGGAGCGACGTACCGGATCCAGGGACACGGCAGGTCGAAGTTCAAAGCCATCGAACGGTTCGGCGACGAAGGCTGGCGCTTCTACTCGGAGGACACGATGAAGCACCACGCCTTCCGCAACGGGACGGTGCTGAGATGAGCAGCGGACCGATCCTCGTCGGCAAGTTCAAGACGGCGGTCATCGACACCGCCCTCGAGATCGGCAACATCAACTGGCCTCGCACCTTCGGACACGGCGAAGGGTACTGCATCCCGATCGCCGTATTCGCAGCGGCGTTCCTGACGGCTCGAGGCTTCGAAGCCCGACCGGCGGAGGCCGCCGCCCGCTTCGACGACCCTGCGGACGCTGGCTACGCACTCGTCGGCGACCGGGACGCTCCACCGGAAGCGTTCTGCGGTCACCTCGTCGTGTGGGTTCCCGCTCGGAAAGCGGTCATCGACTTCTCCCTGCAGACGCAGGAGTCGAGGATCCTCCGCAACCTGGGAGCGCCGCCGGTCCTCACCGGGACCGTCGATCACACGACGGACAAGTACTGGTTCGACGGGCCGCTCGGTAGGGGACGAGCCACCTACGAGTTGCTGCCGAAGAGGCGCGGGTGGAAGGCTCGAGACTGGCCGTTCGAATTCATACGCTCGGAAGCACGCCGGGCCGCGACAAGGAGTGATCGATGAGCAACGACCGCTGCTTCATCTGCGACGACCGGACCGACGGCGAGCAGGAGGGTTTCTCCGCCGACCTGGTTCTGCTGCCGGGCCTCGAGTGCCCGGTCCTGGTCTGCGGCAATTGCATCCTCCGAGCCGAGCGCCGGGCCGAATAGATAGACTTGACGTAGCGTGGCGGCGGAGGTATGGTTCGGTCGTGAACGAAACAGCCACCAACCCGGACCCAGGCAAAGGAGCCACCATGCAGACCTTCGTAACAGCCACCAACTGGAACGTCTCCTACTCGGACTCGAGCGACACCGACTACGTCGAACTCAACGTCTTCTACATCGACTACGAGGCCGAGAACGAATGGGGAGGCCACGGAGTACCCATCCACCATCCCGAGTACAACGGCCTCCGCTTTCCGATCACGACGACCTCGAGGGACGCCATCGACGCAGCCCGAGACTTCGCAAACTCCGTAGGACTCATCAAGGTCTACGAGCCACTCGCTCGCTAGGAAGGCAGCCAGAAGCCCGCCCGACCTGCAGACCGGGTCGGGCGGGCTTCCTCGTGTGGCGCCAGCGACGCTACGACTTCCCACACAGCGCCGCTGGCACTCCTAGTGGCCCAGGTAGCGGAGGCCGCACCGAGCGGACCGTGTGGGGCAACGTCGTGGCTGTCACGCCTTGAGGTGCTTCGTGATCCGGCCGAGCAGTTCAGCCTTCGTACCGGACGTCTTGAGGTCGAGCGTCTCCGCTGCCCGGCGCAGGTCCTTGACGCCGAGCGTCGGAAGGTCCTCGAGTCGGACGGCGACCTTCTCCGGCGGCGGCGGAGCGTCGGCGAGAAGGATGAACGTCTGGTGGCGCGACGAATGCTGCCGGGTGCGACGGGTCTGCAGGTCGTCCCACTCGGCGTCCTTGACCTTCATCGTCTCGCCAAAGACGAGCGTCCGGTCCTCGTCGATGCGAGCGGAGTAGATGCTCCACAAGCGCGGGTTGATTTGAATTGTCTGCATGGGTTTCTCCTATCAGCCAGGCCGGAGCCTGAGCAGCGTGTCGAGCCTGTACCTGGCCCATCCGGTGAGCGGTTCGTTGAGGCGCCCTGGGTTCTGCGTGACCTGGAACGCGTCGACGAGAGCGGTCTCGCCGTCGAACGTCAGACTGCGGTCCAGCGGCTGGCCCTGGTAGCCGTCGAACTCGCGGACCTTCGAAGCGACGGTGCGGGCGAGCAGCGACGCCGTTGCGAAGTCCGGCGTTGCCCTGTCGTCGCCTGCCCCGGCGGCGAACGCATCCCATTGGAGGAGCGACACCATCACCGGATACTCTGCTCCGAACGGCGGCCCTGCTCCGGGGATGACGAACACTCGCAGCCACGGAAATACGAGCCGGTCCGTCGGCGGCAGCGACGTCGACACGCGCCCTTCCACGATCGCCGAGATGTCTGGATCGGCCTTCGCCCACTGGACGGCGACCAACTCGGGATCGGGGAGGAGCGGAGTCGGCATCAGCCCGAGGTGAGCCTGAACGCACCAGCCGTGATCGTCGCCGTCGAGTCGTAGTTGACGGTGACGGTCGTGCCGAACTTCCCTGTTGGGAACGGGCCGAGGAAGTGACGCTCACCGGCGGGGACCGAAATCGACGTCGCCGATGTCTCCGCTGCCGGTTCCGAAGCGTTCGGATCGACTGCGAGGTCGAAGGTGACGCCGAGCGCTCCACCCGATGCGTTGTCGACGACGAGGATCGTCTTGCCGTCGTTCGCGAACGTGTCGATCGACGCGACGGCGGCGAGCGTATCGATGACGCCAGCCCTGGTCACGTTCTTCACTGTGTATGCAGCCATTGCTCTCTCCTATGTGTAGGGCCGGAGCGCCTTGAGCACTCCTGGTCTCAGGAACGGTTTACCGCCCGATCTGATTCTGGTACCGACGCCGGGGATACTGTCGCCTGGTTCTGTCTCCTGCCAGAGAGCGTAATTCGTGTCGCCGTGGAGACGACCGACGAACGGCTCGCCGAACGCCTCGCCTGGGTCGACGGACCAGACGATGCGGCCTCGCAGATATCCGGTGTCGACATGCACCTCGTTGCGGGCGAAGCGTTGGGCGTCGATGAGGACGCCGACGAACCACTGCTTGATTTGGATATCGGTGAGGACGTCCACGCCGCCGGGGATCATCGTGACTTTGACGGAGGCGACCATCAGGACACCTCCACGCAGATCAACTCGTAGTGGTGCGGGTCGCCGGACGGGCCGACGAGGAATTCGACGAGCGAGATGGAGAAGCGTCGGCCGTCGATGACGATGCGGTCGAGGCGTCCGATGATGACTTCGACGCCGTCGGCTGTGACGCCTTCGACGATGGCGAGCCATTCGACGACGCCGGTGTCCCGGCCGCCCTCTTCCTGCGGTTCGCCGCCGGACCCTCCGGCCTCGAGGCGTTCGATGAATCCACGGTAGGTGCCGACCGCTGTCCAGAGCGTGCCGGTGTTGCCGTAGCCATCTGCTGCTCCCGCGCTCGGCGTCTCGACGAGGACGCTCTTGGTCATGATGGCCCTCTCGTCCGGGGAGAGGCTCATACTCGTGGGTTTCGTTCCATGCCGACGGAGAACACGCCTGGCGCACGGTTCGGATCGGCGGCGGCTTCCTCGTGCCCTGAGATGGTTGTCTGCGGAGCGACCGGAGCGGCTGCTACGGAATCTGTCAGCGTCGGGGAGCCTGCTTCGATCTCGTCTGCGAGCGACCGGAACGCTGCTGCCCGGTTCTCGTATTGACGCTTCGTGCGTCCGATCGTGACGGACGTCGCCATGCGAGCGAACTTCGCTGCCAAGCCTCGAGCGGCCTGGACGGCGGCGCCTTCGACGGTGCCAGCAGACGACAATGCCCAATCGACCTCGCGGTCGTCGAGCAGCGGATCCGCCTCCTCAGTATCTCCTACGAGGAAGCGGACGTGGTCGCGGTCACTCGCCGCAGGGTCGTGTCCGTAAGTCCACGGCATGCCAGCCGCCTTACGTCAGCAACAGAGCGACGAGATCGGCCTTGTTGAGTTTGGAGTATCCGGTCCGGCCTTCGGCCTTCGCCCGCGCCTTGAGCGCAGGCACAGCGAGGGACTCCAACTCCTGCTGGAGTCCCTCGTCTGCTGTGGCCTCGGCATCGACCGTCAACTCGACTTCGCTGCTGTCGACCGCTTCGACGAAGTGGGAGCGGAGCAAGGACCGCAGGTTCCGCCATCCGGCGGCCTCCGGGACCTCTTCCCCGATCTCCCTGTATCCGTCGCCGATCTTCAGCCTGCGAAGAGCGAGATATGTCGTTGCCACGGTTTCTCCCTACTAGGCGACGGCCGAGTCGAAGAACACGCCGAGCGAGTCGGCGACCTTCTTCTGGTCCCACGCCATGTCGGCTTCGATCCGGTCGGACTCGTTCTCCTCGATGCGGAAACGCTTGATGCGAATCCCCTCTCCGGCGGAGCCGGTGAGGCCTGTCCAGGCGAACGTGTATCCGGCCGACGGCACCTTGATTCCAGGCGACGGCGGCGAGTAGTACAGCAAGAGGTGCTTGCCGAGCATGAACTGGATGTCGTCCGTCGCGCCTTCCTCTGCGGTGTTGGAGATGCCCCACGCCACATAGAAGTTCTGCACGTCGAACAGCGTCGCCAGGATCTGCTCCGTGACGATTCCAGTCTGCGTGTACTTGATCCGGTCGATGATGTCCGGGTGGTTCTTCAGCACGTTGAAGACGTAGGGCGTGGTCACGATGCCGTTCGGGCGGTAGCCCGTCAACTCCGCGACGCCGATGCTCTGCGTCGACACGTCCTCGACCGGGGTCGACCCGGCCTGGTCCCACTGCAGGAACTCGTCGCCAGTCGGTCCGGCGGCGACGCCGTCACGCTGGTTGCCCCACACGCCAGTACCGAAGTACTGGGTCGCCCAGGTGCGCTCACGGAGGCGGAGCATCTGATCGGTCACCCAATCGGTCGCGTCCGAATCCGCATCGAGCGGCTGGTCCTGGTTGGCGCGGGTCAGGTCGTCGACGTCGTCGTGGACCGAGTACCTCTGTGCGAAGAAGTTGTCGGTGCCGATGGTGTACCCACCACCAGCGGACGGTGCGCCAGGCGCACGCTTCTCTGCTACGACGCGGGTCCAGTCCCCGATGTCGTAGGTGTAGAACTCATCCGAACGCTGCGCGACCGGAACGACAGGAAAGACCTTGCCGCTCACGAACGCTTCGGCGCCCTGAATGTAGGCGACGCTCAGGTTGGTGAGCGGCCTGTCAACGTGTACATCTGAGATGGTTGGCTGTGGCATTTACGTCACCTCCCTTAGAGAGCGAGACCGAGGTAGCCGAACTTGACCGAGATGATCTCGTTGGCTGCCCCTGCGGCGGACTGGGCGATTCCCCAGATGGCGTTTCCGGTCGTGCCTGCGAGAACGCAGCGACCAGTTGAGTCGGTGGTGACGAAAGCGCCATTAGCGACGGCGGCTCCTGCCTTCCACTTCGTGACTCCTCCGGCGAGCGCCGGTCCGACCTGCACGGCGAGGCCTGCAGCCGATCCGGCGTTGTCCTGAAGGATCCCTACGACCTGGACTGCGGCAGCCCCGGCGAGGTCGACCTGTCCGTCAGCGGCGTAAGCGACGGCCTGGAACTGAGCAGCACTCAGATCCGAGCCAGCCTCGAACGTCTCGACGGCAAGGTTCAGGTTCTTGGCCATGTCTACTTGCCTCCCTTCGCGGTTTCACGAGACTCGGCGTAGATGCGGGCGTTGAGGTCCTGGTCCTCTTTGAGAACTTCGGAGTAGGCGGCTTCGAAGGTGATGCCCTTCGCAGTCGCTTTCTCTTTCGCCTTTGCTGTGGCCTGGGCCTCTGCGCTGTTGAGCGACTCGGTTCCGAATCCGCCCTTGCCGAGTTCGGTGAACAGGTCACCGGATTCGATGCGGGCGTTCGCCTGGGTCATGAACCCGAGGAACAATTCGATCTCGTCGTCGCTGAGCGCGGATTCGATCTTGCGGAGCAGCGGACCGAGGTCGTCGGCTTTGGCGATGTTGGGCATCGTCTCTGCCTTCGTGACGTACTCGGCGTTGAGGCGAATGTCCTGCTCGGCCTTCGCCGTTGCGGTCGCCTCTGCTGCTTCTGTCTTTGCGGCGTCAATCTCGGCCTGCTGCTTCTGCAGCAATTCGATCACGGCGGGTGAGGCGTCCTTGAGAACGTCTGCTTCCTCCGTGACTTCGGCCGACGCGCCGTCGTCCTTCGTGGCCTCCTCGACAGCGGCCTCGAGGCTGGCAACGTAGGCTTGCGCCTCGTCACTCAGCGTCTCGCGCTGCTCGTCGGTGAGGGTAATCGGCTCCGGCATCGGATCTCCCTTCGTCGGCCGATTCGTCATTGCTCTGCTTACCGTAGGAGGCGCAGGCTCCATATCGGCGGGTGGTCCGTCAAACGGGTCCCTCCGGTACAAACCTGGCTCCTCATCCTCCAGCCGCTTCCTGAACGCGTCGAGCGCCTCTCCGATAGCGGAGGACAATGCGATGCGTTCCTCGCGGTTGAGGAATCCTTCTCCGAAGTGGCCGTCGGCCATTTGCGTGAACGCTGCGTGGAGGTTCGCTTCGAACCACTCGCCGACGTTGCGGGCCTTCAGCATCTCTTCGACCTGTTCGTCGTCGAGGCCTTCGAGCGCCTTCTCGACAGCGGCCTTCACGTCGTCGAGCGCCTTCTCGGCGTTCGTGATGACGATCTCCGCTGTCTCCGACTCGGCGGTCTTGCCGGTGAGGGTGGCGACGAACTTCTGCCACGCCGAGGCCTTCTTGCCGTCGTCGGTTTCGGCGGTCTTGGTGATGAGAATGTCGGACGGGCCGTTAGCCCCGGCGCCCACCAGACCGACCGATTCGAGTTCGTGAATCAGGAGCCGGGCGTCCGCCTCGTAGGTGTCGTTTCTAGGCATCGATTGGAACCCTTCTCGCTGTGCCGACGATGCTGAACATGGAGTAGGTGCCGTCCTTGACGAGGCGCCAGGCGTCCGGGTCGTCGATCTTCATTCCGATCCACCAGCCCGTCGGGATGATGGCCTTGAGAGCGGCGAGTCGTCCGTCGACGTCGTCGGCCTCGTCGAGCGCTGCGGAGTGTCGGGCGATGGCTTCGAGTTTCTCGTCGTTGAACACCATCGACTCGACGACCCTGGCGACACCGAAGTTGACGTGCTGCTCGTCGCCGGAGCGGGAGTGCAGCATGTAGCGGTAGACGGCGTCCTCGATCATCGCGATCGCCTCGGGCGTATCGATCGTCTCGTTGTGAGAATCGACTACTTCGTCGCCGTCGGTGCGGAGGAACACGTTTGCCCATCCGAACGCCATGCGGCGGTCCTCGTCGACCTTGCTGATCGGTACCTGGATCTCCATTAACAGAATGGTAACCGGCGCAGCCTGGGTAGTTGCGTGTGCCCAGGAGAGCGACGACGTTGGCCGCTGTGGGGCGGGCGGGCGTCGGGTGCGGTCGGTAGCCCAGTCGCTTCCTGGCGGGCCGTCAATGCCGATGATGCCGGACTGAGGGATTGTCGGAGATCATCGAGATTGTCCGGGCCGGATGACGCGCACAATCTTCGATGACGCGCGCATTCGAGATCATGGGCATTGACGGCGGCGGACGACGCGGATGCGCGGGCGACAATCTTTCAGGCTCGGGAGCGGAACACCGGACAGGCTCCGGCGGTGTGCTGGAGTTTCCAGACCCATCGGGCGTGGACGGTGCAGCCGTAGAACCAGGAGCGGTCCACGGTGACGCCACGGTCGACGGTGCGGGACGCTGCGGGCTGCCAGCCCACCATGTGGGTGACCTCCTCTTCGCAGCCTTCCCGCTGGCAGATGCTCATGGCGTTCCTATCCGAAGAGTCCCTTCTTGCGGCAGACCGGGCCGATGCCGAGGTCGATGCTCTTCTCGTCCTCGAGGCGCCGTCCGCAGGCTCCGCAGGTCCCGGTGAGTTGTCCGTAGCGGGCGAGCGCTGCGGCGGGGGTGGTGAGGATGGCTTCGAGCGCTTCCTCGATCTTTCCCTGGTAGCGGCCGTCGGGGCGTTGGATGCCGTAGCGGCTGCCGTTGCCGTATTCGGCTGCGTCCTTCACGAAGATGTATCCGTGCCAGCGGCCGGGCTTCGTTACGTTGTCGATCTTGACCTTGAGGCGTCCGTCGCTCGTCGGGTCTGCGTAGCGGCCGGAAGGCAGGCTCGAAAGGTCGAGGCCTTCCTGGGCAGGCTTCGGTGCGGCGGCGGGCTTGGCTTCCTGGGCGGGGCAGGCGATGCGGTGCCGTACCTGCCAGCGTCCGTCGATCCTGAAGATGTGGCCTTCGTCTGCGGGGACGTTGGCGTGGCAGAGTTCGCAGTCGCCTGCGTACTTGTTGCGGCGCAGCCCGAGCCGTTGCTCTTCCCTGCGGTCCTCGGCGTCGGTGTCCTTCGTGGCGGCGGCGGCGACACGCTTCTTGGTAGCGGCGATCGGGGTAGCGGCCGGTGCTGGCTCGTCGCTTTCCCATTCTCCGTCGACCTTGCTCCAGGTGGCCGGGTCCTCGGTGTAGTCGGGGTGCTTCGGGTTCCAGTTGGCGTCGTGGGTGAATGGCTCGTCCGGGTCCTGCGTCGCTACGAGGTAGTCGAAGCGGGCCTTGATGGCTGCGCCGTGTGCCCGGTTCCGTTCGAGGCGGGTCTGCTTGGTCTTGGCGGCGGTGGTCATGCGGTCCTCCTGGCGAGTTGCCGGATGCCTGTGATCTGCGGGCGGCGGTTCCGGTTCTCGCGGAAGAGGTCGGTGGCTACTCGGCTGCCGAGTTCGAGGTTCGTGTCCTCGAGCCAGGTGCGGGCTTCGCGGGTCGTGTAGTCCGCGTCCCTGTGCATGCGGTGGAGGATGGGGTTGAAGGGCATGGTGGCTCCCTGCGGGTGGCTGGTGGTGGTGGCTGTTTCGTTCACGTCCGTAACGTACCTCGCCCCGGCGTATACGTCAAGTCTATCTATCCGGTCGGGTGGGGTTGGGAAGAGCAACGACCGAAGCGGCCTCCGTACTCCCTGGGCGAGCCACCAAGCACACCTGGGAGCAGCGAATGGAGGACCGCTCCGGCCGTCTACCCGATGGCCACCATAGACACCGGGCCGGTAGCGGTGGGAGGACTCGAACCTCCGACCTGTGGATTATGAGTCCACCGCGCTGCCTCTGCGCCACACCGCGCCGTCGGCTTCACTCTAGCGCTTCAAGACGAGGATGCACCTGCACATCGGATGCAGCGGCGGATGGTCAATCAGCACGTCGCCTTGCGGCCTCGGGCGTAGTTCCTCGCCGGGGAGACCGAGGACCGACGACGTGAACGGCTCGTACAACGTCTCGACGACTTCGCCGTCCATCGGAGCGCACTGTTCGCACAGCCGGTCGTCGTCCGTCGTCGCCCACACCATCTGCGCCTCGGTGCCGATCCACCCGGCGTGCTGGAGTTGGCGCCAGTACTCGACCTGCGTCGTATTCGCAGACCACATCATTTCGGTGCGGGCGATCATCTCCGTCCGGTACTTGAGGAGGCGTCCGGCGTAGCGGGCGGCAGCCTCGTCGGCCTTCACCCGTTTCACACCTGTAGAGAGCAGGTTGCGGTGGAAGGTCGTGACCGCTGTGGCATGCTTGTCGAGCAAGCCGACGAGCGGGCGGATGCCCTTCGCCGCTACCCGAGGGTTGAGGCCTTCGTCGACGGCCTCCCGGATGACCCGACGGAGCATGGCGCGGGTGTCGAGCTCGATGTTCTGGACCAGGCTGTACGTGTGGTTCTCCGCCATCCGGACGATACGGAAGTGCTCGGCTTCGAACGTCATGTCGATCGTGTCGAGCGCTTCAACGACTCGGCCGCCGGAGCGTATCGACGAGAACATGGCGTCGCCGAGTGTGTTGACCAGTACCTCTCGGGCCTTTGCAACGGACAGCGTCTCCATCGCTCCGTCGACGTCTCCCTCGGCGAGCCGGGCCAGGAAGCGGGCCGAGGCGATGTCGGTCGATAGGAGAGCGAACGCCTGAAGCAGACCCTTCTTGATGGCCGGTTCGAAGCGGGCGGTCGCAGCCTCCACAGCCCTCGAGCGGGCTTCGGCATCCTCCCTCTCGGTCTTGCCGATGCGGACGAGGCCTGGGCGCAGCGTGGCGTATGCCATCAGGGAGTAGCGACCCTCGACGGCGGCACCACAAAGTAGTTCTCTTTGGCGCCCTGCGGGGACGTCGTTTTCCATCGGTACTGGACGGTCCCTGCCTTGTCAGCGGAGTAGTCGAAGAAGTAGATCCCGGTCTCCTCTTTCTGGACGTTCCCGGTTCCGCCGTTGTACGTCTCGGTGACTTCGACTTTGTCGGGTTCCTCGATGATGATCGTCACTTCGGTCGGGTCGACGAGGACGCCGTCCTGCGCTGCCTGGACCCGGAGTCGGACGAGCGCTCCGAAGGTGAATTCACGGTGTGCCATCTGGTTCTCCTGATAGTCGAGTGTCGTCGTCGAGGGTAGCGGACGGTTCCTGGCTCCCGGAGAGCGGCGTCTCTTCTGCGGCGTCGGCTTCGAGAGCGACGAGCGTCGAGTAGCCGTCTGTCAGCGTCGTCGTATCCGTGTCGTCGGTAGCGAGGATGAGTTCCTGCTCGGAGAGCGCCATGCCGAGGACCGCCTCGGCGGTGGTGTCGAGCGCCATCGTGGCCGACGAGTCGAGGGATAGGACGAGATCGGTTTCGGTGAGGAGCGCTTCGACGACAGGTGCGAGCGCCTCCTCGACCTGTGTGATTAGACCTGTCAGCGTGTCCAGGTCGGTGAGCAGAGCGACAGCCTCGGTGAGTACGACACCTCCGGCGGCGGGGATGCGGACGCCGGGCGACGCCAGTCCTCTCGTTACGAGTGAGCCGGGTTCGCCGAGGCCTCTGGTGAGGAGGCTCATTGCTCGACCGACGTTGACCGCTTCGCCGGTGCGCCTTCCGGCAGGATGATGGCGTTGCCGTCCTTGTCCGTGACGGCCTGGATCTCGGCGACGGTGACTCCGTCGTCCTCGTAGAGAACGAAGTTATCGACGGCGCCTTCGGCGAGTTCCTGACGGTTCGTCATCCACTGGCGCAGCCGGAGCAGGTCGTCGATGTTGAGGAGCGCTCCGGCGTTGGCGACGGGGACGGTCCAGTTCACGAACGCCGAGTCCTCGACCGGGTTGTCGTTGTAGGTGTTGGTGGCGATGAGCGTGCCCTGCGTGATGTTGACCTGCTTCCACGTCGGGCCGGGTTCCGCCAGGTGATAGATGCGCCAGCCGTTCACCATGCGGAGAGTGATGGGCGAGAACACTCCGCCGCCGAGGTCGTCCTTGCCGGAGGTGAACACGATGCCGTCCCGGTTCTCCGGGTCCGTAAGCGGTACTGCGATGACTTCGGGTTGGTCCTCGAAGTCGCGGGCGGCGTCGTTGATCTCCTGGATGGTGGTGTCGCCGTCGGTGATGAGACGCAGGTTCGGAATGTCGATCGTGAACGTCGCCACGGCGTTGCCTTCCTATCCGTTCTTGAGGAGGCCGAGGCCTCACAGCCCTGCGAGCAGAGCGTTGACCGTATCACGCAGTTCCGGCAGGTTCAGCGTCGTGTCGTCGATCGGGTCGATGCAGCCGATCAACTGCTGCAGGCAGCAGCCGGAGCAGTCCAGAGCGATAGCCTGCTCGGGCGTTATCAGTCCCGCTTCGACGAGGTCGTTGATGAGTGCTTTCCTGCTGCCCATCCGGTGCCTCCTACGTTGCGATGATTCCGAGCGTCCTCAACTCGGCGAGCAGAGCGTTGACTGCGGCGCGGGCCTCGGCGTCGACGGTCGCGCCTCCGGTAGCGTCCGCAACGGCGGATCCGGTTCCAATCGATGCCTGCAGCGTTTTCGAAGCGTCGTCTCCGAACTCTGTGGCCTGCGCCTGTGTGAGTAGACCTGCGTCTGCCAGCCCGTTGATCTGTGCTTTCCTGGCCATCAGCCTGTCTCCTTCACGGTCGCTTCGATGTATCCGTCGCCCTTCGCCGTAGTGATGGAGAGGTCCGCCAGGTCGGCACCAGCCTTCAGGTGTTTCCGCGCGACGGTGTCGCTGCGGCGTTCCCCGGTGCGGATCCTGGCGGACCCTCGTGCTTGGAGCCGGGCGGCGATAGCAACGTCGACCGGGTCGGTTTCAGTTGGCATCGTCCCACTCCCTCTTGATAGCGATGAGCGTTCTCAACTCTTCGATCTGCCGCTCGTACATGGCGATGTTCGACCTCGCCTGGATAGCGAGCGTCGGTTCGGACACGGCGAGCGCCGGTAGCGCTTCCTCGTCCTTCGCCTTTGCCTCGTCCGTTTCCACGAGGTTGGCCTGTAGGCGCTCGAGGTCCAGGTACTGCGGGTCGTACCGGGCCTCGAGCGTTGAGCGCAACGTGGCGGCCGTCATGGCGAAATGGTGTCCGGTGTGCGGATGATGTTCGACGACTGTCCGGTCGACGTGATCTTGCCGCCAGCGACGAACGGCCGGATCGGGTCGTCGGCTGGTTGGCCTGGGCCTTGCCGGTCCCGGACGATCGTTTCAATGTCGGCGGATTGGATGATCGTCGTGACAACCTGCGTCCCGGCGAGGACCTTGACGTCGAGGAACGGGACGTACACGTCGTCGGCTGCGTCGTAGGTTTGCACGAGCCTGTTGATGTCGTATGCGTCTGCGTTGTCCCAGTCGTCCTCGGTGCCGCCGGTGAGGCCGACGCCGTCGAGGATCAGGTTCTGGCCGTCCGTGACGGTCTTGACGATGCCCTGCGACCCGTCGGTTGTGTTGCGGACCATCATGCCCGGAATGACGCCGTCGTTGACGAAGTCCGCCGTCGAGTCGGTGAGCGTGATACCGAGCGGATCTGGCGTCGTGACGGTCCCGAGCGGGATCGATACGAGCGTGAAGATCAGCCCGGTCCATGACTCGTAGGCGTAGCGGTCCTCGACGTCCGGATCGAACGGGACCCGGATCACTCCGGCGGGCGGAGCCTCCTGAGAGATCGCCGCTCCGACTTCGAACGTCTGGTCGCCTGCCACGTTGTTCGTGGCGTGCGATGCGTACTCGTCCTTCACCAACGACCCGCCGGGGTAGGCGGCGTCGAGGCGACCGATGAATACCCAGTCGTCGACTGCGGTGTCGTTCGCCGAGATGGACACCGTGTTCGGCGGGTTCTGGACGACGCCGTCGTCGTCGACGAGCGAATAGTCCTGTGCCCTGCCCGACGCGATGTTCAGGAGGACGGGGACCATGCCCGGTGCGCCCTGCCAGAGCGTGCCAGCCATCGAACCGAGCGGCGCAAACTTGAGCGTAGGAATCGACCGTGTCGATGCGACGGTCGCCGAGCCGGTGGACGTGTCGGTGATGACGCCGGTGAAGCCACCGGAGTTGCGGACCGCCCGGAGGATCATGTCGCCGGTCGCTCCGTCGTCGTGCAAGGCGACGATGGTTCCGGTTCCGCCTCCGGCGGCGGTGACGACGAGGCCTTCGGTGAACGTCCCGGTCTCTGTGTCGTATTCAACCTGGAGCGTTTCGCCTCGGTACGCTTCGCCGTTGATGGCGTCGATCTGTGTCGTCGACCCGCGCCTCTGGATGTACTTCGCCCGCTGATAGACACGCTCCCACGATTTCAGGTTCGGATCGACTTCGATCGAGTAGGGGCGTGCCCCGGCGCCGTTGTTGATATCGATGCCGGATCCGACTTCGCCGTGCGTGAACGTGATGTCCGAGTCGGTGACCGGAGCCAGGTCCGTGACCGTTCCGATCGTCATCGTCTTGCCCGACGTGACTGCCGTAACGGCGTCCGACGTCGTGAACTGGGTGAGGCCTCGGATGAGGACGTAGTCGAAGTCGCCGGTCGCCCCTGCCGGGGTTGTGACGTTGACGACGACGGCTGCCACCTCGGTGTCGGAGTTGAGGTCGACGATCTCTCCTGCGAGGAGCGTGTCGCCGGACCCGCCGGTCCACGTCGCGTTGTGATGGCCGATGCCGTCGTTGACGAGGTCGGGGTTACCAGTCAGCGGGATCGTGACACGACCACCGTTGCCGAGGTCCGCTTCGAACCAGTCGCCGAGCGCTGCGCCACGGCGGGCGAAGAACGTCGCGAAGCCGTCGTCGATGAGGACGTCGACTGCCCGGACCATGAGGAGGATGTCGAACTCGCCGTCGGCGTTGAGGCCGATACCGGCGGGCCAGTTCGTGACCTTCGCTCCGTCCGAGTAGACGTAGGGGCGGGTGCCGGTCTGTACTGACAGCACGTTCACGGAGTTCGGGTTCGCCCACAGGTATTCGCCGGTGTCGGACGCTGCGGTCTGTGCCCCGACGCCGGACGTACCGGCGGTGACGTCGAACGTCCCGGACGACGAATCGAAGTCGTTAGCGGCGGTGTCGTCCGTCGGCCGGATGTACAGGAAGCCGTCGACGATGTCGAAGCCGACGAGCGTGCCCTCATCCGAGTCGACGTTGTGTGTGATGATCTTCCCGATGTCGGACTCGACCGGATCCGTCGAGTTGTCGTAGGGGACTCGGACGATGCCGTTCTCGACGGTCGACGTGCGTGTCCAGTTCGACGTTTGGATGGCGCCGCCGGACAGGTACTTGAGGTGGCGCGGGTCGAAGAACCACGGAGAGTCCTCCTGCCCGGACTCGATTCCTCCGACGGTGAACTCGGTCGGCGTCTGCGCCGAGATGGGAATGTCGTTGTCCATCTGCGCTGGCTGGTCGAACAGGTCCTGCAGGTCGCCCTGCAGCACGTTGACGTCGTCCGTAACGAGCGGCGTAACGGCGGTGTCCCGGTAGACGCGCTTCAGCGTGTCTGCGTAGTCGACCTTCCAACGGCCCGACGAGATCGATGTACCCATGACGTTGCTCCTCTTGATCGGTGCGGTCTGTGCAGAATGGTAACCGGCGGCGCCGGTCTTGTGGCCTGTGCCTACGGTGAAATGTTGTCCGGGACCTGAGAGACGAATGTGGTGAGACCGTCCGACGTGATCTGGCCGGGCGTGTCGTAGGGCTTATATTTCGGATCGGCGGACGCCTTGCGGACCCGGACGATGACGTCCTGCGCTGCGGTGAACGCATACGGTTCCGTCACGGTCGCGGCGACGGACGTTTCGTTCATCAGTTCAGTTCCGCCGGGGTCGGTGTGTATCGAGCACTGGGATCCGACGACGACGTTCTGCAGCGTCAATGTGACGGTGTTGACGGCGGTGAGCGTCCCGGCGCCTGCGTTCTGGATCGTCGGTGCGCCGGAGGCGTTCGTCCAGTTCAGGTCGTAGTCGCTGGCTCCCTCGTAGCGGACGTCGTTTGTGTTGCCGGAGAACTCCATGCCGTCGAACGTCATGTTGGCGGTGAGCGTCGGGACCTCGACGGCGACGAGGTTGTTGACGAAGAGACAGTTCTTGGCGTCGACCTCGGCCTCGTCCCACAGCAGAGCGCCGGACGTGGAGACGGCGGTGGTGTTCAGGAACACTCCTTGTCGGAGGACGGCGTCCTTCGTGTCGACCTGGTCGCAGCCGTCGAACGAACAGCCTCCCAGTTCGAACAGCGTCGTCGGTGCGGCAGTTGTGGACACTCCGCCTGTGGCTCCGACGATCGACGAGCCGTACCAGCCGACGTTGTGCAGGTCGGCGTCAGAGAGGTCGACGGAGTAGACGACGTTCGGACCGCCTGCTTCGATCTTCGTTCCGTTCCGACCCGTCATAGCGTCGCCGGTTCCGACCTTCACGCCGAGGTACACGTCCTGGTCGGTGCCGGTCGAGTTGCCCTCGAACGTCAGAGCGTAGAGGCCGTCTCCCACGAAGCCGTATCCGGCGCTGCCGTCCCGTTGCAGGAACGTCACGGTCTCTCCGGTCGACAGCATGTCGCAGTGGTTTGTGCTGGCTCCGTCGCCGACGACGAGTTCGCCTGCGACTCCGTATCCGTTCGCTGCGCCTGGGTCCATCCGCTGGCAGATGCCCCATTGGTTCGCGACCAACTCGTCGGCGTCTGCGATGTCGCCGAAGTCGAACGACGGGTCGGCTGCGCTGGTGTTGTGGACCTGCAGCCCGGTGCCGACTCGGATCGCATCGGCATAGCAGTTGGCGGGGACGTTTCGGATGTTGCCACTGTTGGAGAGGTCGTAGTAGATCGTCACGGCGCTGATGTCGGAGGCGTCGGAGAACGTGCCTGACGACGCATACAACTGCGTCCCGGTGTGGCCGAGGTCGACGACGAAGTTCCGCCAGCCGCCGTCCCACGAATCGGCTCCGGCGAGATGCCATTCCCGGTAGGCGCCGTTGGCGAGAGTCACTCGGAGAGTCACGCCAGATGCGGTTCCGGTTCCGGTCGTCTGGTCCTCCATCTTCGACGCCACATCTGAGTTCTGCCACGAGTACAGGTGGTCGCCAGTCGTCCACGGTTCGTCGGTCGGCAGCGTGTAGACGAGCGAGCGGCGTCCGTTCTTCCCTGCGTACCAGCCGATCGAGTTGCTGCCCTGAACGAACTTGTCAGGGTCGAGCGAACCGTCCGAGAATCCGGACGTCGATTCGCCGAGTGTGATGTCGGCGAGCAGCGGAGTAACGACGAGGCTCATACCGGCTCGATCTCGACGATCGCTACTTCACCGTCCGGGCCGTCCAACACGATCTGCAGGTACCGGATGTCGTATCCGTCGTCCTCGAAGTCGTCTGCGATGGTGCCGTTCTGGTTGATGGCCTCCGCTCGAGCGTCGGTCTCCGACATCGGTTCGGAGAACGTCCACGTCTTGCCATCGAATGTGTTGACCCGGTATTCAGCCACGGCAGCCTCCTACTCGTCGTCTGGTGTCGGCTCGTCAACGAAGCCCTCGAGCGGCAGCGGCAGGTCCGCGACCTCTAGGAGTTTCGCCTGCAGCAGTTCGTTGGGGAACAGCGGCATACCGACGTCGGCGAGCGCTTTCATGTAGGCGCCGAGTTCGGCGAGGTTCGGAGTCTCGATGTCGCCGTGCGTGAGTTGCGGCAGCACGTCGACCGGGCGGCCGTTCAAAGCGAACAGGCGCGGGATCAAGTCTCGGTTGAAAACGTCTGCGATCATGTCGAGCCAGCCGGTGATGGCGACGGAGAACACGTCGGTCTTGGAGTCGGCGAGAGCGAACGACCCGACCTTCTCGTGTCCCAGGAGGATGAAGTCGGCGAGGACGGTCGTCGCTATTTCCTGGTTCTTGCGGCGGATCACGTCGTTGGTATCTATCTGCCTCGACCCGCCGGTCGACAGCAGTTCGAGGTCGTAGAGGTTCTTCCCGTTGGCGTCGAACTCGTTAGGCATGACGATGCCCTCGATGGCGTCCCGGCGGAGGTCCCGGACGGTGCGGCGCCACCCGTCGAGCGCTGACTTCTCTGCGGCGGTCGCGGTGGCGGCGAAGAAGCGTGCGGGGATGCGGGCGACTGGGAGGCCTGCCAGTTCCCTCTCGATTCCGATGGCCTCGATCTCCTCGATGGTCTTCTTGAAGTACCAGGGTCGGTATGCGTTGCGGAGGACGCTGCGGCCCTCCGGGTTGTCCTTGTGGAGCGACGTTCGAAAGAGGCCGAACTTGACGGCGGGGATGGTCCTCGGCGTCCAGGTCGGTGGCGGCTGCTGCTCGAGCGCTATGAGGTCGCCGGTGCGGTCGTTGAAGATCCAGTCGGTGATTGTGTCTTGGCCTCGGATGGGGAGTTTCCGCCAGCCGACCTGGCCGTCGTTGTATGCGGAGCGTGCGACGGTCGGTGCCGACGGGTCGTCCGGGTCCGGGGTAGCGCCGGGCGGGTTCGGGCCGGAGCGTTTCTTGTAGACGATCTCGTGCGGGGAGAAGCCGTAGACCATCATCGACATGATCTCGGAGATGGTGGCGGTGAACGGCTGCTCCATATCGTGGAGGTTCGAGTCGAGGAAGTCGGCGTCGGCTGCGGCGGCCGGTGTCGTGTCTGCAGATTCGGCCTTCCAGTCGACCTGCCGGATGAGCATGTCGATGGCGAAGAGCATGCCGCCGACGATCGGATCGTTGGACGACATTTCCTGGTAGATCTGTGCGGCCCTGGGTCCTTGGAGTTCGACCAGGAACTCTTCGGAGATGTGGCCGCCGGATCGGCGGAGGCCGGTCGCTCCGATCTCCATGTACTCGTCGGCTTCATCGACGGCGGCGGCGGTGACTGGCGTGGCGGAATCGCTCATACTGGTGAGGGTAGCCAGTCGAGGCCGTCTAGGGCAGCCTGCTCGCCAGGACAGCGACGACGTTGGCGCACGTTGCGACGTAGAGAAGCCCCGGCGGTAGGGAGCCGGGGCTTCTGCTACTTGCTGCGTGGAGCCACCCTACGCAGCGGGCTTGGCTGTTGCGGTGATGTAGTAGTCGTACTGGCCGGTCGCTTCGGTGATGAAGCCTGCGCTGCATCCGCAGGAGCATCCGGCGGTGCGGCTGTGGCGGGCCTTGCCGAGGTCGATGCCGAAGGCGTCGAGTACCTGGGTCATGGCTTCGCGGCGGGCCGCTACCCATGCCCTGCTGAGAGGCCGGTCGTATGCGGTGAACGCTGCGTCGTACTCTTCGACGCTGGTGTACTCGTCCCGGCGTGGGTAGCGCATGCCCTCGGGTGCGAAGGCGTCGTCGTTGATCCAGACGTACACCTTGACCTTGCCGGTCTTGGGAACGCTGCTCCAGCGGTTCGGCGTGTCCTTTGGGCGGGCGATGGCGCTTGTGATGCGGACGCTGTCCGGGTCGATCTTCGTGAAGGTGGCTGTGGTGGCGTTCATGGTGGCTCCTTGTCGTTGGTGGTGGCTAGAGGCTGCGGGCTGCGAGGCGGTCGTTCCGCTTGGCGGCCCAGGCTGCCTTAGTGGCTTCGGCTGCTTCGTGCTTGGCGGCGAGGTCGGCGAGTTCGGCGTTGATGCGGTCCCGCTTGGCCTGCTGCTCCGGTGTGTCGTTGCGTGCGTTGTGCGCTGCGTTGAGGTCGTTTACTGCCCAGGCTGTCTCGATGTCGAGGTGGTTCATGTTGGTGGCTCCGGTGGTGGTGGCTCTCTGCATGACCGAACTGTACCTCTCCCCGGCGTATACGTCAAGTCTATCTACTCGGAAGTTTCGAGGTCGTAGATCGTGCCATGCCGAGGCGCCGTCGACGCCCGGAGATACCCTGGCAACTTCGTGTCAGAGAACATGGCCGCCGCCGTCCCGTCGACCGAGTCGCAGCCGATCGCTTTGGCGTACCGGATCCGTCGCTCCGAATTCACCCGTCCCATGTGCGTCCACTTCCCGTCGCCGTTCGCAGCCCGGACGATGGCCCTGGCGTCGTCGCCGAGTTTCCACTCCGACGTCCCACCGACGAACAGAGCGTCGAACGCTCCGCCCCACCACTCGTAGTCGTCGACCGTCATCCCATCCTGTGCGACCATCGCTGACGGCAGCCCGAACTCCTCTCGGACCGTCGGGTTCCATTCCTCGAAGCGGTCGAACGTCTGCTCGGCCTCGCCGACGACGTCAGGGACAGCGACGAACACACAGCCCTCCACACCGACCAGCGATTCGAGCATGCGAACGTAGGCGGCCGGGTTGAACTTGTCGCCGAACGAGTCGTTGTCGGCTCCCCACTTCCACCCGGCGTTCGCTGCCTTCCGAACGTCGAGGCCCGAGCGAGGCGACGTGAGCAGACCGACGCCGTCCCACTTGGCGATCGTCGGATAGGCCTTACCGACCAGAATCAGCATCGCGCCTCCCGAGTATCCACGCCCACATGAATCCGCCAGCGACCTTCGCCGTGAACTGGCCGAGGGTGACGAGCGGCATCAGACCGCCGAAGGCGATGGTGGGGAACAGGAGCGAGTCAACAGCAGCGGCACCGACGTTCGACTCGTTGATGCGTCGCATCCTCGAGGTGCCCCGTCGGAGCGCCCACTCGTAGATCAGAACGTCGACGATACCTGCCGCAGCAAAGGCAACGAACGAGGCGAGAGCGATTCGTCCTGCGCTCTGGTTGAGCAGATATGACAGCGTCGACCCGGAGGCGACGAGCAGCGTCATCTTCCATCTCAGTCCTTTCCCATGCCAGGCGTCGTGCAAGCGGTCGCGGGACGTCAGGTCCAGTCCGATGAACAGGAACGCGTTGACGATCGACCAGGCCGGTCCCCACCAGGCGACGGTGAGGTTCGCAGCGACGATGGCTGCGAGGTAGGCGGCGGTCAAGGTTGCGGTGTGGAACCGACGGTCGTCAAGCACTGTCGTCTCCGTAGAGGTCGCCGGGCCAGACGAGCCGGGTCCCAGGCTCCGGCGTCTCCGACGTAACGATCGCATCGACACCGTAGAAGTTGAGCGACCCTGCCTGGAAGGCAGCGACCAGATCGTCAACGTCCGGGCGGAGCGTCTCCATCGCGTTCGACCCTATGAGAGCGTTCAACTGGCGCGCCTCGTCGATGGTGATACGGACGCCCCACGGATCCGGGCGGGCCTCCGCTCGGGCGTCCCGGATACCGGCGCCGACCTCGTCGAAGAGGACGTCGATGATGTTCATGGACGTCATCCTATCGGCGTGGCTTCGGCTGCGGCCTCGACGACGGTGCGCGGGCGGGGCTTCACCTCGGAGCAGTAGACCATCATGTTGTCGTCGAGGAACCAGCCGTCGAGGACCGTGAGCGCTCCGCCGTCGGCTTCGATGCGGGCGAGGACGTCCTCCGCTGTCGGGTTGTCCGGGCCGTCGCCGTCGGGCCATATCTGGTCGGCGGTGAGGACGATGTGTCCGGACGTGATCTCCAAGTTGAAACGCTCGTCGCTCATCTCCGCTGCTCCTCATTCAGGCGATGGAGGACGGCTGCGTAGACGTTGACTCGGTCCCCGGTCGGATACCGATTGCCGGTCTCCCACCGCGACACGGCTGCCCCAGAGACACCGACGATATCTCCCATCGCTGGCTGAGACAGAAGCGCTCTCTTCCTGATACGCACTGCTTCGCCGTTACCGAGCCAGACGTACAGTCGCGCCCGTTTCATGGTCTCGAGGTCCGGCTTCGGCTCGCCGGAGCGCTCTGCCCAGGTCGACGGGTCCTCAATCATCGGGTCGATGGTTAGCGGTATCGGTGGAGCGCTACGGTTGATGGCGTAGGTGATGATCTCGAGGGTTGCTCCGATCTGCTCGAGCGCCTCGGCCTGGCGGCGTTGGTACTCGTTCGATTCGAGTTCGAGTCGTGTCGTCATTGCTGTTTCTCCCTCGTTTGGGCGTAGGCGTTCAGGTAGCGGGCGATGACTCGCTCGACCATCGACTCGTCCGATGGGTGGTTGTAGATCAGCAGCGATTGGACTCGGTGTGCTGCGGACCAGCAGAGGCGGCAGAGCAGGATCGGTTCCTCGATCGGTATGAGGCCGTCGTATTCGCGGGAGCGTTGCTCGTGGAGTTGGAGTGGGTAGACGTGCATCTCCGTGTCCTCGGACTGGCAGTAGGAGCAGGACGGGATCTCGATGTCGTTCATTTCTCCTCCAGGTAGATGCGGCGTGTCTCGCCGTCGTCGGTGTAGGGAGCCGGGTCGGCGTTGCCGCCGGAGATGGCCGTGTCGATGCCGTTGCGGATCGAGTAGGCGATGAGGTGGCCGCCGTCGTGGTGGCCGATGACGATGTCGCCGGGGAGGAACGCTTCGCCCATCTTGGTGACGATGCGGTGCCGGATCCGGTAGCGGGTCCAGCCGTCCCAGTGGCCTTCGTATTGGGGATATTGGTCGTGGGCCTGGGCGGCGATGCGGGCGATGACTCCGGCGGATGGTCCGATCAGGTTGACGTCGTCCTGCTGCCGGTTCTGGAAGTCGATGCGGTCGTTCAGTTCGGTGGCGTAGGTGGTGGTCATGGTGGCTCCTATCGGGTGGTGGGGTTGCGTGGCCGGTCCATGCCGCCCTCGGCAGGGTTCCAGCCGTTCTGGTGGGGGATGGCGGGCTTCGAGTTGGCCGGGCGGTTTACGAGCGTCATGCGACTGCAGGCGATGCCGTAGTCGGTGATGCCGTTGGCGGTGCGGATGGTGTACTCGAGGCCTCGGAAGCCTGCGTTGGATCCGTTGAGGACCGTGCCGGTCCGGTACTCGCCGGTGCGGAGGAGGTAGTCGACCTTGTCGCCGGTGTGGTAGAGGACGCCGTCTGTGTAGGTGGCGGGTGGTGCGTGGTAGGTGGTGGTCTGCATGGTGGCTCCTTGCGGGGTGGCTTCTCTTGGCGACCCGAATGTACCTCGGGCCGCCAGGAGAGTCAAGTCTATCTATCCGGCGCCGTGGCAGGTGCCGGTCATCCGGCCCTGCTCGTCGTCGAAGGTGAACGTCGATGTGTGGCGCACGTCTGCGTTGTCCTTGCTCGTGGTTTCGAAGTGGCGCTCGCGGGAGGATCCGAAGCGGCCGTCGGTGTCGGTTCCGGGTCCTCGCATGCCGCAGGGGCATTCCATCATCGCGGTTGTCATGGTGGCTCCTTGTGTGGTGGCTGTCTGCATGACCGCACTGTACCTCGGGCGGTACCGTACCGTCAAGTCAATCTAGTCGGTGGTGCCAGCCGGAGGATTCGGACCTCCGTCGCTGCCCGATATCACTCGGGGCTTCCAGGCGGCCGAGCCGCTGGCGTGTATTGCAGAGCCTGTTCTACTCGATCCTCGGGCCGCAAGGTCTGGATCCTGATCGCTGCTTGCTTCAGGTCTTATCTCCCCGCTTGGCCTGGCGTCGCCTCGCCTCTCCGGGCGGCGGGTCCGTTGCTCGTACCAGGAGCGCAGGGTGGTCTGCCGTCCGAAGCGTTGAGCGCTGTCTGCCTGCCGCCGCCGTCATCGGGCGGACGTTTGTATAGGAGGAGGTTCCCCGCCTCTCACTGCCGTACTTACTCTCGACGATGGCCTGGCCTCGCTTATGCGTCCCCGGTATCAAGCCGGGTCCGTCCCGTTGGGATTTCGCTCAGGAGCCTCGCCGCCATTCACAACCCCGGTCGTCCTTCGCCTTGCGTTCTCGCTTGGTGGGCGTCCCGAGAGTCGAGTAGAGCATGCTCTGCTTCGTGAAGCAGCCGCTCATGGGAAGGTCCGAGCCTGTTGCGTTTCCCTCGTCCTGGGTCGGTGATCAGTCCGGCCGCTGTGGGGAGGTACTACGCAGGCTCGCTGGTCCAGGTGGCGCTCTCGTCTCTCGCGGGCTTGCACCGCCCTGGCGGGTCGTGGTACGTCCCGGTCCTCGTCCCGGCGCACTCGCCGCCATCGGCTCGATCGCTTCTTGTCTGGCCTCGCACCAGATCCTGGGGCTAGGGGCTGCTTGTCGCCGGTTCCGCTTCGGGCCATGTGCCCTGGCGTTACCGGCGCTGCTTGCTTTTGCAACCCTCCCATGAGCGTCTGCTTCGTTCGTGTGGTGGCAGGCTCCCTCCCTGTGGGGCAGCGTGCCGCTGTGGGGTTCTGACCCGGTGTTGGTCCCGCTGCCCCTGCCGGTGGTCTTCTTGGCCCTTGCGGGTCCCTCGGCACAACCAGAACATACCTCTGCCGTTCCTATACGTCAAGTCAATCTATCCGAAAGTTTCAGGTTTCTTTTCAGGCCGGTCAACGGCCTCGCCACTTCGACGTAGCGGCAGCGGTCTCCGGGGCGGCGACGATGCCAGCCTGCGTCGACCGACAGGCCCACGCCATAGCACCAGCGACGAACGAATCCGGCGGGTGGTTCGCTCGGCCGGACCCGTACAGGTCAGCGACCGTCGTGTAGCGATGCTCGTCGTAGGCGAAACGGATCCTCGGATACAGAATGGCGCCGTCCTCGATGGCGGCGGTGTAGTCGGAGAACAACCCTGCTCGGCGTTGCCCTGCCATCACGATCCCGTCCGGCGTGTAACCGCCCTTCGTGAACTCGAGGTAGTCGTCGATGACGTCACCGACGCCGGTCGAGTCGTGGGCGGTCGTCAACTGGCGTCGCACGTCGTCGACACCGGGCGTGTAGTCCGAGAGGCGGTCCTCGTAGGCTTCGACCATGACAGGCCAGCGGCGGCGGCCGAGGCGTTGCCAGGCGACGCACAACCAGACGCCGTCCTCCCGGATGCGGAACGTGGCGATGACGGTCCAGTCCTGCTCCTTCGCCCAGTCGACTCCGGTGTAGTAGATAGCGCCGTCGATCGGTTCCTCGATGACGATCAACTCGCCTTCCGCTCCCTCGAACACTCCGAGCGCCGGGTCGAAGGCTTCCTCGATGGCTTCGAAGTCGACGGCTCGGCCCTCGACGTTGGGTTCTTGGAGTTCGTATTCGACGTCCCACATGTGCTGCGGGATGCGTCCCTTCGTCGATACGATCTCGTCGTCGGCGAGCCAGCCGCCGGGGTTCGTTGCGCGGGACTCTCGGTAGCACCACTCGTAGATGGGCCAGCCCTTCTCCGGCGCGAGTTCCTCGAGGATGTACGAGAACGTCTTGTTGGGGTAGTGGTGCGTCGACGAGATGGTGGTCTGCGACGGGATGCCGGGCGTGCCGATCGGCTGGCCGAGCGCCGACTCGAATACGAACTGGTCCATCTCGTCAGCCTCGTCCAAGCGGAGCCGCTCCGGGTGGGGTCCTCGAGCGGACTTTGTGGAAGCGGCGAGGACAGAGATGTGGCCGCCGTTGTTGAGCGTCGTCTCCCGGTGCGTCGGGTCGGAGGCGAGGAGGTCTGCTGGTGCGCCGTTCGTGTCCCACGCTCCCTTCGTGTACTCGTGGCCGAGTTTGGATTGGTCGAGGGACCCGCCGAGAAACGACACCCTGGCGCCGAGGACGGAGATCTCGGTGAGCGACAGGTGCGCGAGGGTGAACGTCTTACCGGCGAGGCCTCGGGATGCTTTCCAGACGGTGACTGGGTAGCGGGCGAAGTAGGAGTCGGCGAACGCTGAGAACGGGGCGACGTGGTTGTCGCACACCTGGACCCTGGGGATCTCGATGCCCCACAGGTACCGGACGAGCCACCAGAGTTCGTTGTCGGTGGTGGGCCGGGCGATGACGTGTGCCCTGCGGCGTACCTCGGCGAGCGTCACAGGCTCGACCTGTTCGGGCTGCCCGATGCGGGCGGGGATGCGCCGGTAGATGCTGGCCGCATCATCCGTCCTCGGTCGTCTGGCCTCGCAGCCGGGGAAAGCGGGCGGGGTTGTAGCGGGCGTGTGCGCCGCAGAACGGTCCCTGGTTGTACCTCGAGAGTGTCGTGCCGCACTCTGGGCAACTCCGTTCAGAGTCGTAGGAGCGGGCGAGCGTCCTGTTGGCCGTGCCGGGCCGGGCGACTCTCCTGATGTACTGCGGTGATGCGGGGACGTCGCTCATACGGTCCAGCCGAGGTCGGCGTTGCGGACGGCGAGCGTCGCTTCTTCTCCCCAGGCGGCGAGCGCCGATGGGAACGTGGCCTTGTCGATAGCGGTGCCGTGCCGGTTCATGAAGCGGAGTCGGCCTCGGATGAAGCAGACGGTGTCGGCTCGGGTGATCTGGTCCTGCCACCAGACGGTGGAGGTGTCGCAGCGGACGAGAGCGACGCCGTTGCCGTGGTCGGCGAGCCTGCCGAGCCATTCGGTCGGGTTGGAGTAGGGCGGGTTCAACCAGACGAGGCCGTGCCAGGCTTGGCGGAGGCCGTCGTCCTTCCACGAGTAGTGGTTGCGGGCCGGGACCCAGGGGATGCCGCCGGGGATGGTCGCCGGGTCCAGGTCGAAGGTCAGACCGAGCGCCAGGAAGATGTGCGGCGGCGTGTACCACTCGTCGCTCGAGTCGGGTTCGACCCGTACCGGGATCGGCCCTTCGAGTTGTAAGCGGTCGCTCATAGGTTCCTCGGGTTGACGTCGGTGAGGTCGACGGATCCGACTGCTCCACAGAGACACCAGCGGGCGGAGCGGCGTTGGGCGGCTCCGTAGCCTCCGTGGTAGAAGAGCGCTGGTTGCGTGTGGGTGGCTTCGAACCAGGTGCCGCACCAGACGCAGGTCGGGGCGTCGACGACGGCGATGGCGGTGCTGCCGGTCCAGCGGCGTTTCGGTTCGACGGCGTAGAGCCGGGCGGCGGGCGGTGGCATGATGTTTCGATGATACCGACGATGGGCGATGCGCGCGCTATCCCGCGTCGTCGGCGTCGGCCGGGCCGGATAATGGCGATGATGCCGGATGCAGGGATTATCGGAGATCATGGGCCGGATAATGCTTCGATGATCTTTCCGAGCGGAGAGCGCCGACGTTGCCCTGTGCGGGCCGGGGACGTGCCGGGGCGGTCGGTAGCCCATCACTTCGAACCGTCCGGCAGCCGGGGCACAGTGTCCGGGTCCAGGCCTTGTGCCAGGATCAGAGCGTCGACGTACTCTTCCGACGTTCCTCCGCCGACAGTGAAGATCACGTCGTCCCGCTGCTTCGACGTGGCCGTCAGGATCGCGGTGACTCTCGGGGCGTCCAAGCCGAGCAGGTCGCCTCGCCGTATCTGGATCTTCATGATGCGGTCGTAGTAGTGCAACTTGCTCCGACCGGACGGGTCCCGCTGTAGCGCCATCCGGATCCGGTACTCGTCCTCGCGCAGCGATTGGAGTTCCTCGATAGCCTCGTCGGCGATAGCGTCCAACTGGTCGTCGCGCCACTGGTCCCGGACGGCGGTGACGTCCTTGTAGAGCGTGTCCATCGATATGTCGAGTTGCTCGGCGATGACACGGTGCGGGACCTTCGAGCGCAGCAACTGGGCGACGTCGACCCGGCGGGCGGCGATCTCGTCCTGCCGGGTCCTCGAGTGTTGAGCGGCGGCTGCCTTCTGGCGCGAGTACTTGTCCGGGTCCAGGCCGGACGCCTTGTAGGCGGCGACCCTTCCACGGACCTTCTCGCCTCCCGGCGTGCGATACCAGCCGCCTCCCAGGACGGCCGGTTCAGTCGGTTTCTTGACCATCGTCTGTCTCGTGCCTTATCGATACGTCAGCGGCGGGCGGGTTGTACATGCGGTCCACGCTAGTGAGAGCGACGACGCGCGTCTCTCCGGCGTCGACCGGGGCGGAGCCTTCCTGGGGGACGATGCCTGCCATGCGTGCCCGGACGAGGTAGAGGCCGTGGACGACGGGGAGCGTGTGGATGACGGGGTATTGCGACGGTGCGTGGTCGGCGACGGTGTCGTAGTAGCGGCCGTCGTCGTCAAGGCGTCCCGCCCATCCTCTAGCGCCGGACGGGATGGTGTAGATGAGTGTGCCCATGCCCTCGGGGCGGGCGGAGTCGAGCGACCCGACGATCGATGCGGCGGTGCGGAGGACCGCTGAGAGTTCTACGAGCCGGTCGGTGTCTCGGCAGTCCGGTACCTCTCGGCCGGATGCGTATGTCTTCATCTTCCAGCCGGGGTCGTACCAGTCGGGTGGCTGCCACTTATAGATGAACAGCGACTCGTCCCTGGCGGGGTCAGAGAGCGTTTCGAAGTCGTCTGCTAGGGCGTCGAGCTCTCTTCTCAGATCAGGCATCGTCGTCTCCTATCGCTTTCATGATCTCGTCGGTGTAGTCCCTGCCCTCGGCTTCGATCTCGTCGTCACTCATGCCGCTGTTCCAGGCAGCCATGTTGTTGCCGAGTCGGACGGCGCTCGTCACGAGTTCCTGGATCGCTTCGCGGTCGACGGTGACAGGAACCAGATGGCCCATGTAAGTGCCGCCATTCATGGCCTGCATCCTGCCCTCGACCATCTGCGTCTTGGTCAGCCGGTACAGGCCGCTCATGGCTCGGCCTCTCCGTACGCGACGCTCTCGTCGAGGCAATAGATGGCGGGTTCGAGCC